TCCATCGGTAGGTTTGTACCTAATCCATCGGATAACACTTTTAATGTTGCATCAATTGGTCCGTTATCGCCCACCTTAATCAAGGCATCGTATGTTGTTGCGGGTGTTAAACCCGTTAATGAAATTCCCATATCTTATATATTATTCCAAGTTTCGTTAATTTCTTCCCACTTTGTAGTGATTCCTTGCCATTGCTCATTTGTAAATACTGGGCTTCGTGTAATGTTTCCAATCCCTTGCGCCCATAAAGACCCATCGCAACACTTTCGTGAATACTTATTTTCATTCTTGCATAAACACCCCCGTACTCCGCCCCCTTGTGGTGAACTCCGTGATGGTGTTTTCCATCCTTGCGATGGTGCTGACTTGTTGTTATATTCTTGACCCCAATCGCTCATCGTTTTATAATTATCATTAACAAAATTAATCCCAAAAACAAAGTTAATCCAATCCATTGTGGAACCTTTACGCGTTCCGTGTACTTTATTTGTGCGGGTAACTGAATTGTTTTGGTGTATCTGATGGTGTCGGCCTTTACAACTGTTTGAACTCGGATAACATCGTGGTTTCTGTAAACAATCGTTTTAACGCCGTCTTTTTCAATTGTGATGGTATCAATCGTTTTTGTTGTGAAAGTGTCTGTAATGGTCACAGAATCGGTTACAAATAGCGTATCAATCGTGTGGGTGCTTGTTTGTGCCATAGCGGGGTTCTTTTGGATGGCTTTTTTTAAGTGCCATTCGGCCGAACACCCCGTTAAGAATATCATAATGGCGATTATCTTGGTCGTCTTTGTAAACAAATCACATTTGACCGCATTAACGATTTTTAACTGCGTTATGTAGGTAGTCAATTTCTTGACCTTTTCCTCCTTTGGTTTATATGTCTTTTTTACAAATTCCATGTAACGAAATTCGATGGATTACTATTTGGGTATTCCCCCGCTTGTTGGTTGGCGGTGTATTCTGGATATCTCTGTGGGAAATACGATAGGTAATCCACGCAACGCCTTCTATAAGTTTCTGCGATGTTTCTTTGTCTTTGGACAATCGTGTCCAATTCCTCCTTGCTTGGTAACTGTGTATTCTCGGGTGAATTACGAACGATACCCGCATTGGTTACCTCATACCCGTGAAATAACAACAAATCACTCATGGCGTAATGGATTAACAAAGGTTGCAAATAGTGTTCAACCAACAAAAGATAAAATCCCGCCAAGGTGTTTGCCTTCACATCATCCAACAACCTACGATACAAAACAGTACCGCACAATTCTTGAACTTGGATGTCCTGGGCTATCTTAATAAATGGGGTTATTTTATCCACATCAAAATTCCCGCTTAATTGCGTGTATTTGAATATGTCCTCCTTGGTGATTAGTAATACATCATCGTTTGCGTACATCTTATTTGTTTTTTAATGAACCTTTGTTTGGCATATCAATTGGCCTTGTTGATGCCGTTTCCCATCCGCTAGGTGAAAATGGAACCCCCGCAGCGTTGGCACTCTTATTTGATACTTCGTTGTAATTTTCTAAATCGCGGTTCTCACCCGTTTCGCCTGGTTGCTTGGGTAAAAATTTACCTTTGATTTGCTTCCGTCTGAATGTCAATCGTTCCCATCTGTGGTGACAATTAACACCGCCCTTGTATTTCCAAATGGAATATGAACTTTGTCCGCTTGGTGCAAATTGTCCGTTCACACCCGCATCACCCATTGTTAAAATATCTTCACGGCGATAAATTACTCCCCCTTTGGATTCTTGAACCATTGTAGAACAAAACTGCCTTGAATTGTCGGCCACGATATTAGGGCCGTACCGATAACGGATTTTGTAAACCCCTTTATCATCACCACTTTTTTTATTGGGGTTTTCATACGCCATGTTAAATCTTAGTTCCTCATCCGCATCCGTAACTTCCGTTACATCAATGAGTTCCCACACCTCTTCGTTAATTATTTCCCCACGGGATTTCAAATGTTCCAACCACGAATCTTCATCCGCGATGGTCATGTCCGCTAAATCAATCTTTTTTTTTAATGACAACGATACGCCCGTTTCTTCCTCGCGTGTTTCATCATCAATTACATTACCCGTTAAATCTGTAAATTCAAGGGGTTGTAAGGTTTTGAAATACATATTAAGGTTATACCCGTTGTGGTTCAATACCTTGGTAACTGCATCAATAACCAATCTTTGAAAAGGCCTAATAACCACATTGTCAAACAAGATGGATGCCGACTTTAATTCGTCCGCGTTATTGCCAAATCCCGTTCCGTCTTTAATACCCAATAACAACGGTGATACCACGCGATGCGATATCATAACCTTTTGCATTGATTCCGAACTAAGGAATTGATATTGGTTGTGGGCATCACTTAATTGTACTGGTGTGATGTCCGCAGCCGAATCCTTGCCATCGTTCCAACTGATAATAAAACGACCCGCATTGGACGATCCGCCAAACTTTGATTTGATTTGGGCTTCAACTGTATCTTTAACCTCGGCGGGTGGTTGCCCATTGTTGAAGTTTATCAACATAGAAGGCGCAAGACCATTCATGATGTTGTTGATGTGGAAATTCGATATCTCCGCTTCCAAGTTTGCATATTGCGTACCGCCTTGGTAGTCCACGGGTGCGAAGTAAAACGAACCCGTTGAATATGGTTTGATGGTTAGTATACATTCGTTCGCGTTTTGGTCGTAACCCCATGCCCGTATCTCGGTGGGTTGTGTGCCACGCTTGATATTGGCCCAATCGGGATAATAATAATACTTTTCAATCTCGCCTTTATCGTTGCACTTGGCGGGGCGTAGTGTTTGTTGTGGAAAGTGCTTGGCTTGAACATACTTTTTCTTATCCTTTGACTTGATAAGTTGAAACGATGCTTGGCCCAACATTTTCAAATCCATAATTACCGCCCGTAAATCATCCCCACTAAACATCCTTTTGAACTCAATGTAACCTGGTAAGTCGCGCGATGTTGTTGTCACCTCTAATCCCTTGCCATAAATTTGATCCGCAATGCCTTTAATACACGCATTATTGGTTGGTGAACCATGATACAAGTCAATCAAGTATTGATAATAATTGTTATCGTCACCATATTGCACCCAATCTTTGTTTTTTTGCTCAATGATTGATGGGGCGGTGTATGATTGTAGTTGTATAAATTCTAAACTCATAGTGTTATCCAATTAGGTGAAACGGGGGCCGTTGTATCCCATTGTTTCCAAGTGTTGTTAATGTTGGTTGTTCCCGTAATCCAATAACCTAAATACTCCCATACCAAATTATTTGTATTGAATACACGAATTAATATCTCATCGGTGTTTTGTGCAACCGCATTGATGGCGGTTAATGATGGCAAATTCATCGTGTAGAACGAATACAACTTGCTTGGGGTACTTGTGGCCGTCACCATTGTTTTGGTGGGCTTATGCCACACCTCAATCGTTGATACACCCGTAAATTCCACAAAGGATGTGAAATTGATATTGGTGGATGCGTTATTGATGTGCATAGTTATAAAACGCGAAATACATTTTTTGTTATAAATGAAAAACCCCCACCGAATGGTGAGGGCTTAAACATAGAAATATAATTAAAATTAAACTGGCATTGTTGGTGTAATAACCAATGCGATACTCGCTGCTGAATTGGCATCAACAATTCCTGGGGGTAATTTCTCTTGGCTTGAAAAAGTGATGGTATTCAAACGGGCATCGCCCATCTGTACACCCCATGAAGATGATCCGCCGTTGGCATCACAACCCAAAGTTTCACCCAACAACCAAAATTGGTCGTTTCTATCCCAAACGATGATTTGCCATCTACCTTTTACCAATGTTTGAATCGCATCCATGTCAACATCACCCGTAACGGCGGTAAGGCCACTTGGCTTGAATGACAAAGTAAAGATGGTTTCATACATTGATGTTCCATTATCGCGTGATGCGGTGATGGTGGTTTCCATAGTTGACAAACCTTTCAATTCCCAAAATGGGGCTGCAATTGGTGTTGTATTTGCACCATTGTCAATCAATGTTACAACACCCGTTACACTTTTTGTAACTCGGTTTGCAAATTCAAATGGCACGAAATACGCTGCCTTAATTCCACCCACATATTGCTTACATGGTTCGTATCTTCCTAATAATGTTCCACAACTTGGCATATCTTTTCTATTATCTTGGTTAAAAAAAAGGGGTGGGTGTTTATGCCCACCCCAAGTTTATATCTATCCTATATTATTAGGTTATGTTTAATACAACTTGTTGAGTTGGGTTAGTAGCAATGATACCACCCGTAAAACGCATGATTGTACGAACATTCTGTGAACCATCAATGTCACTCATGTCAATTACCTTCACCTCGTTGTAATCACTCAACAACCCTGTTCCAAAGTGCAAATCACTTTTAAGACCCAACACACAATCCGAATCGTTAAGACCTGGACACATGGTAACGGGAATACCTTGGAAGTTCATTGGCTTCTCACCAACATAGAATTGGAAATTGTAGTTACCCGCAGATAACGCCGCTTGATACGCCTTCATAGTCAAAGGACCAACATAGAATTGGTATCCTTCT